CCACGCCGGTCGCCGACCAGGGGCTCTGTTACAACTATTTCGGCGGGACGAACAGCGTCACCGACGGCACCTTCACGGTGATCTGGAACGCGAGCGGCATCTTCGCCCTGACGCTGTAATGCGTATCCTCGCCGCGGCCCTCGGGCTCGCCCTCACGGCGGGCCTTTTGATTACCTAGGAGAACACCATGAAACGCGCCATCCTTGCCGTTCTCGCGGCGCTGCTGCTCACAGCCCCTGTCAATGCTGCGCCACCGGCCGATACCGCGACGCTCACCGTCGTCAGCGTTGAGGCTTCGTGTCCGCATCCGCTCTTGTCCAACCGCGGCTGTATCACGTTCCAGAGCGAGCCGGACAAGGCCAACGGTGGACCGAATCGCCACGTCATCGAGGTCGCGATCCAGGCTGACTGGGCCTGTGGGTTCAACCCCGGTCCTGGCTGGTCAACCTGCATGTCCGAGAGCGGAACGGTCGAGATTGACGCCGACGGCCTCGGTGTCTACTTCTTCCGAAATGGGAGCTCAGGCACACCTGGCGAGACGTTCAGCGCCTATGTCGCCAGGTATGGATCACGCTCGACACCCATCAGTCCGGTAGTGACTGGCTCGCTTCCGTAGGTGGCGACGCCGATCTTCGCCTGTGGGGCGGAGTGTGGAATCTCGTCAACCAATGCTCCTCATTGGAGTTCCAGCGGGACCAGTTCAATCGACACGGGGACGGTTCGGACAGGGGCACGATCGCTTCGGGTAAACCCGACAGCGGGCACTGGAGCCTTCAACACTATTCCCCTCGCGTCCTCGACAGATTGGGTCGTGCGTGCCTATATGCGGTTCGCCACTCTTCCCGACGTCACGTCGCGGGTGATGACATTGTCCAGCCCGGGGGGCAACGGTGTCTACTTCAATGCCAGCGATTCCAAACTCTACGTTGGCAGTAGTACCGCGACTCTCGGGGCCACCGGCATCACTATCACGACGGGGCAGTGGTACCGAATCGACTTCAAGGCGACGGCTACCACACTCGATGCCGAGATCGACGGGACGGCCGTTGGCCAGCTCAGCGGAACATTCTCGGCCAAAACGGATGTTCAGGTCGGGGACAGTTCGCTCAGCAATACGCGGGACCAGTTCATTGAGGATGTCCTGATCTCGCAGACCCTCGCTGACTATCCGCTCGGTGCAGGCTTCGTCAAGTCGTACATCCCCAATGCTGACGGCACCCATAACGTCGCCGGGGCCAACGACTTCGAGCGGACCCTAACTGGCACCGATATCACCAACGCAACCACCGACGCCAATACCCTGATTGATGAGCGGCCACTGCCGACGACGGCGGTGGATTTCATCAACGGCATCGCGCCGCCGAACGCCACAGACTACGTTGAGTGGCAGTATGAGGACAGTACCGAGGCCGATCCGCCACGGGCTGTCGAAGGGCTCGTCACTCACCATGATGCCGGTGGTGCGGGGACCAACAACTTCACCGTCACCCTGCGTGAACATGATGGCGGGACGTCGGGCAACATCTGGACCGGCACGACCAATGTCGGCGCCGTGATCACCCATAAGCGGCAGCTCTTCCTCACCGTTCCGGGGACCAGCGATGCCTGGACCACGACGAAGTTCAACGCCCTGCGTTCTCGTTTCCTCGTAACTGACGCCTCGCCTGACCCGTACATCGACGCGGCGATGCTGGAGGCCGAGTTCCCTGAGGCTGCCGCCGCCGCCGAGCGCGTCCCGCGCTTCACGTCGTACCCGCAAATCCTGGCTCACTGAGGTAACCCGATGGCCGGTCACGTCTACTCCGTCACTATGGCCAACCAGACCATCGTCGCCAATGGAACATTGGTCATCGTCCACGCCGCTTCGGCGATCGGCACCCGCGGCTCGATCCTTGAGGTTCTGCGGGCGTGGTGTTCCCAGGAGGCGACCGAAACCTCCGAGCAGCTCGGCATCCTGATCGGCCAGAAGGTGACGGCCTTCGGAACCTACACCAGCACGACCCCTGCACCGCATCAGCTCGGCGGGGCCGCATCCGGCATCGCGGGTGGTACAGCGGGAGCCGCGGCCACGGCGGGTACCGATGCCTCGGCCGAGGGTGCGGGCGGCGTCACGACCACCATCGAGGAAGGCTTCAACAACCTCAACGGCTGGCTGTGGGTGCCGACACCCGAGGAACGGCTGATCGTCGGGCCGGACATCGCGGTCGTCGTGAAGATGGTCGGTACGCCTACTGCCCTCGGCAACTGGACAGCCGGTCTGACGTTTGCGGAAATCAATTGAGGTGGTTGACCTGACAACGGCTCTGTCCACTCCCGTCGGCCTCGTGGTCCCTGGAACGGCGTATGACCTGACGCTTACACACGATGGGCACACTCATGACATGCCCTCGGCCGCAGTCCGGGCGTTCTATGACGATGACGGGACGACGATCCGCTACGAGGCACAGATTGCGGAGGAGACGATCGGCTTCCTCGCCGAACAGGTAACAGCCGCAACGCAGGTCTAGGCCGTGGGTCTATTCCGGCAGCCGCCTCAGCCGCAGCAGCGGCTCCCGAAGGCACAGCCACCCGCACCGCCGCCTAGTACAGACGTCTTCCCTGGCGTTGCCGCTGGTACCGGCACCGCTTTCGTCGTCTCGGTTGCCATCGCCGTCAGCGCGGCGCTGGCTGCCGGTACCGGCGCCGCCTACAACGCCAGCGTCAACGTCCAGCCCAACGCCAGCAACGCAGCGGGCACAGGCACCGCTTATGCGGCCTCTGCCTCGCTCGGTCCCACGGCCGGTGTTGCGGCTGGTACCGGAACGGCGTACATCATCTCTGCCGGCGTCAGTCCCGGCGCCGGAGTCGCCACCGGAACCGGCACGGCCTATGACGCCACCGTTTCGGCGGCACCCTCGACCAATGCCAATGCTGAGGTCGCCGCGGGAACTGGCACCGCGTACAACCCATCGGTTGGCATCAGCCCGACTGCTGGCAACGCTGCCGGGGCGGGCACGGCATACCTAGCCACCCCCTCCATCGGGGCCTCCGCCTCGGCAGCGACGGGTACCGGAACCGCCTATGACGCGACGGTCAGCACGGCCGTATTCGTTGACGCCAACGCTGGCATCGCGGCGGGAACCGGAACCGCGTACAACCCGTCCGCGTCGATTCAGACGACCGCTGGTGCCGCATCCGGTACAGGAGTCGCACACGCTCCGGCCCCGTCAATCGCCCCGTCTGGTGGGCTGGCGACGGGAACCGGCGCTGCCTTCGGGCCAGATGGCAGCGTATCGGGCGCTTCCGGGGTCGCGACGGGCACCGGCGTGGCGTCCGCTCCAGCGCCATCGGTCGCAGTCAACGCCGGACTTGCTTCAGGCACCGGCGCGGCCTTCGATCCGGTCATCCAACTCGGCGGCATCAACGTCAATGCCGAACTGGCGAGCGGTGTTGGGACGGCCTATGACGCCACCATCTCGGCGATTAGCAGCAGTGGGACGCCTCCACCATCTGGGTCGGTCATGCACCTCTCGCCTGGCGGGACCGCCCACCACGACACGCCGGCTGGTCTGGTGATCCACCCCAAGCCTCAGAGGTAGAGCATGGCGAATGTCGGAAGCGTCCTTGTTGAGAATCCCGATGAGATCCTGAACGCGGGTCACTCCGGCGCCGGCGCAGTCGTACAAGTCCAGCGCGATACCGTTGAGGCGTTCACGACTCCCGTTGACGTGACGACTGTCCCCATCGTCGCTGGAGTCCGCTCCTACACCTTCTATGACTCGGCCGGAACGTCGTCATCGTGGTATCGGTACCGCTACGAAACATCCGGCGGGGTGGCGACCAGCGACTGGTCGGCGGCCTTCCAGGTCGGCGATGAGCAGGCGGGGCTGATCTGCAGCCTGTACGACGCACGCCAGGCGCTTCAGCAGTACAACCTGAGCGACACCACCCAGGACGAGAACATCCTGGAGTGGATTCGCCAGGTCAGCGACTTCATCGTCGGCCTGACCGGCCGGAAGTTCGCTCCCGACCCGCTGAGTGGCACGAAGACGATCCGTCTCCACACCAGGGCGGGCCTCTCGCTCTGGATACCGCAGGGCATCCGCTCGATCACCACTCTCGGCATCGCCGTGGATGACCAGCCGGCATCGGGTGGCACCTACACGACGGCGACCTCGACCGACTATTATCTCGACCCGCCCGAGTTCGACCGCGACCGGGGCTGGCCCGCCACCCGCATCGGCCTCCGGCGCAACGCGAGCGCCCGCTTCTACGACGCAGCCTATGGGGTGGAGATCACCGGCGCCTTCGGCTGGGCTTCAGCGCCCGGCGAGATCCGGGCCATTGCCATCAGCCTCGTCATGGCAGTTGCCCGCGAAGGTGGAGCGTCGGGCGGTGATGTGGTCACGGTCGGCATCGGTGGCGAGCGGACATTCGAGCGCGCCCTCTCGACCAAGGACTGGCGGACGCTCCACTTCTACCGAACGATGGCAGCGGCCTGATGGCCTGGGCCGATGTCCTGACCGTCTACCACGCCCACCTGGTGGCCGCCGGCGCCACGCTGACCCCGCCCATCACGTCAGTGGCCCGGGGTGAACCGACGGCCCTGCAGAACGTGGCTCACATCGCCTACTGGTGGGGCGGTCGGCGGGAGTCGAGCACCGGCGGCAACACGCTCACCCGGGTCAACCTCGAGGAGGCGCTGGTCACCGAGATCTACATTCCCGGTTCGGTCCGCCTGCCGAGTGAGCTGCCGGTCGTTGAGGACTACCTCCATGCGGCGGTCTTCGCCATCCATGACCGCCTGTGGGGCGACGCCCACCTCGGCGAGAACTCCATCGCCATCGGGGGCCTAACTGAAACATCGACGGGCTGGGTGGTCGTCAGCGGCATCACCGCCCGGACCGCGACCTTCACCTGCTGGGTCGACTTGGCCGAGGTTCACGTCATCGCCAACTGAGAAGGAGGCAGCCATGCTCCGCAATGTCGAGCGGTTGCTCTGGATCTGGCTGCGACTGACGATAAACCCACCGGACCGCTGCTGGTGCGGCTGTGGTGAGCCATGGCTAGCGTAACCAGCGGCCGCGGCAAGGGGGCCATCAGCGTCGAGGTGACCTATCACGGGTTCTTTTTCAGTGGGAATCCGATCGGTCGGTTGCATCGGAACGTCTACAGCGTCCTGCTCGAGGAGGGCGCCCAGGGTGTCGCGTTCGCCCGTCAGGCGCTCGCCGCCCGGCAGCGCGCCACTGGCGGCGGCTATCCCGACGTCGTCATGGCGGACGAGTTCCGGGCCCAGCCGATGCGGATGCGGGGTGGCACCGCCCGCCTGGTGGTGAGCGCCAATTACGGCAGCCATCCGCTGGTCCGCAAGTACAACCGCTGGATCGAAGACGCCAGCACCAACCGTCCGCGCGGTTCGTTCCGCGGCTACCACATCTATCGCGAGGCCGTGCGTCTCGTGCAGTCGCACATCGATGGACGACTCGGACAGATCGCATCGAAGCTCGTAGAGGGGCTCAGCTGATATGGCCAAGGAAGCGGGACTCGGTGACAACTTCTATATCGGCGGCTACGACCTCTCAACCGATGTCTCGGCGCTCGACACCATCGCCTGCCGCCGTGCCGCGCTGGACGTGACCTCCATTGACAAGTCAGCAGTCGAGCGGATCAGCGGCTTGCGCGACGGCGAGATGTCCTTCGCAACGTGGTTCGATACCGCCACTGATCTGGAGCACGCTGCCCTCTCGACCCTGCCCACCACTGATCGCTCAGCGTTCTACTTCCACGGCAGCGTGGTCGGCAACACGGCCGCCGCCATCCTCGGCAAGCAGATCAACTATGACTGGAGCCGCGGACAGGATGGCTCGCTGGCGGGAACGGTTCAGGTGCTCGGCAACGGCAACGCCGTCGACTGGGGAATCATGCTGACCAACGGCAAGGAGACGTTCGGCGCGGCCGGCGCTGGAACCGCCTTCGACCAGACCACGGCCAGCACCGCCTTTGGCGCGGTGGCCTACCTCCAGGTGTTCGCCTTTTCCGGCACCAGCGTCACCGTCGCGGTACAGGACTCGGTGGACAGCACGCCGGCCAACTTCTCGAACATCACCGGCCTCGCCTTCACCGCGGCGAGCGGTCGGACCGAGCAGCGGTTGGCGACCGGACTGACGGCCACCATCCGGCGCTGGGTCCGCATCAACCTGACCGGCACCTTCTCCAACGCGGTCGTCGCTGTGACGTTCACGCGGTTCATCGCAGCGCAGAGTTAGGAGTATCCAGTGGCGAAAAGTAGCGGTATAACGACCACGTTTTCATGTGATGACGGCTCCGGCTCGCTGCAGAACATCAGCACCGGCGTCCTCTCGTTCGACATCAGCACGCCGCGCGGCAACGCGGACATCACCGGCCTCGATAAGAGCGCCATCGAGCGCATCCTGCTGCTGGCCGATGGCACGGTCACCATCAACATGCAGTTCGATCCGACCGCCACGACTGGCACGCACACCGTCTTTCGGACGGCGAGCTCCACCAGCCAGACGCGGACGGTGACCATCCTCGTCAACTCCACGCCAACGGCTACGCTGACGATGGAGATGATCTGCACGGACTACTCGCTGAGCCGCGGCGCCGACGGCAACCTGACCAGCACTGCGACGCTGATGCTGCAGTCGGGCACCGCGCCCGTCTGGTCCTGATCTGACTGACCAAACCCGCATAACGCAAATGGAGCTCCATGCTTGGGCTACACAGTTCCTGTTCGGACCCGCGAGTTCGAGTTTCAAGACGGTGATCTGAAAGGACTGGTCGTCGCGTTCCGCGCCAACCCGGCGCTGGACGACTACTTCGATCTGGTCGAGCTGGCGGACACGGCCGCTAAGGGCAAGGGCCTTGAGCCGGTCCGCCATCTGCTGCGCGAGGTCGCTCGCATCGGCCTCGTCAGTTGGAACCTGGAGAACGGCGAGGGGCCGATCCCGGCCACCCCAGAGAACTTCACCGGGCACATCCCGCCGCTCGATGGCGTGCGCCTGGTCAGCCGCTACCTCTCGGAGGTCGGCCGCCTAGCGGACCCAAAAGCATCCGCCGCTGGAAAGCGGTCGGCAAAGCCCCGGAAGTCGACATCCCCCCCGAGTTGAGCAAGGCGCTCGTTATTGAGCGCCTTGCTTTTCGCTATCACCTGCCACCCCATGAGGTGGCGGGGTACGACGCGGACTTCTATCTGCGCCATCTCGCCATCCTGCGCGAGGCGGGCATCCTGGAGGAGAACTGATGGCCAGCGAGGCCAGAATCGGGATCCGCAGTGATTCCAAGGACGCCGAAAGGTCCATTACCAGCGTCCGCGGCATGCTCCAGAAACTGGGCTCCGACGCCAAGTCTTCAATCCTGGCCGGCGTCGGGCTGGGCGCCGGGATCAGTGCCTTCAACGTCCTAAGCAATGCTGTCCGGGGTACGGCTGATGCGCTCGGTGGCATGGTCCAGTCGGCCATTGATGATGAGACATCCGTCACCCGTCTGACTGCCGCGCTCCACGCCAACGTACCCGGCTGGGATGGCAATACAGAGGCTATCGAGCGGACTATCGAGGCTGGTCAGCGGCTGGGCTTCACCGATGACGATACCCGCGCATCGTTGGCCTTCCTGACTGCTGCTACCCACGATGCCACGCGAGCCCAGGAACTCCACGGTACGGCCATGGACCTCGCGCGGTTCAAGGGCATTGATCTGCAGACTGCTTCTGAAGCACTGGTCAGAGTCGAGGGTGGTCGTTTCCGAATCTTGGCCGGCCTCGGTATCAAGCTTCGGGACGGTGCCACTGCCACTGAGGCGCTGGCCGCCGTGCAGGCGGTGGCCGCCGGGCAGGCTGAGAAGTTCGGTGACACGACGGCTGGCGCGATGAAGTCGGCGCAGATCGCCATTGAGGAGGCGGGTGAGGCGATCGGCCGGGAATTGCTACCTGTGGTCAAGGAACTCGCTGTCTTCGCCCGGGACAAACTCGTCCCTGCCATCCGTGACTTCTTCGCCATCATTCAGTCGGTCCCGTGGGGCGAGATCGCCAACGGCATCGGCGTCATTGTTCATGCCTTCAATCCGGCTTCGGACGCAATCGAGCATCTTCGGGATGAGGCCAAACATCTAGCGGAAGTCAGCGAGGCATCAGGCCGGACCACGGCGAACAACTGGATTGCGATGGGCGAGGCGATGCAAACGGCCACCGAAGAGACGGCCGATGGCATCGTTGAGGACTTCGGCGAACTGCCAGGCGAGATGGCCGACGCCATGCTCCGTGAACAGCAGAAGCTGACCGATGCGGCCGCGCAGCTCGTGGCATTCACGGCTGAGGCGCTGAGTCCGGCCCAAGTGGTGGCCCGTGACATCGGTTTCCTGACCAGTACGGAACTGGCTGCCGGACTGGTTAGTGACAAGCCGTTAGTGGTGACGAAGGCAGAAGAGCTACGGGACGCGGCGCTGACTGAGCTGAACCAGACCGCGGGTGCGTACTCCGGTGGGTCGGCGATCGCCTACGCCTGGATCAACGGCATGCTCGTGAGCATGAGAGCCCTGCGCCAGTCGCTTCAGGACGAGATGAGCCGGATCAAGCGGTTGTACGGTGGCTCGCTGCCGACTGCCGGCCCGCTCCAGCATCCCGAGACCGGCGGCGCGAGCATCGCGAAGGCGTGGCTCGGGGGCATGGTGGAGGAGTTGCGCGGCGGCCTACCGCTGCCTGGGCTGAACGGCAACGGTGCCAGCGGGTTCGCCAGCGGCCTCGCTCCGGCGATGGCCGGGGTAGGCGGAGGGGGCGGCGGCGACATCCACACGCACGTCTATCTCAATGAGCGGGAGATCGCCGAAGCAGTGACCCACTACCAGAACTTCGCCCAGCCGGGCGGTCCAGCTCGATTGCCGAGGTAAGCCGTGGCAGCCACTTTTCCCGCCAGTTTCGACGCACTCACCAATCCGACGGCTGGCAGCCTGTTGACGTCGCCGTCGCACTCCGGCCAGCACACCGACGCCAACGACATTCTGGAAGCCATCGAGCAGCGCGTCGGCCTGTCGGGATCCTCGTTCCCCGGCAGTCCATCCTCGGGCCAGTTCTTCCACCACACCACGCGGCGGCTGGATTACTACTACGACGGAACGCGCTGGCTCGGTGACCAACGCATCCTGTCATTCGATGGCCACGATGGTTCGATCGGAGCACTCACGGCTACCAGCGGTAACCTCGGATGGCGACCTCTTGACCTCAATGGAAACTCGGATATCTGGCTTGAGCGTTTGGCTGCTGGGTTCCTAGTGGTCGGTGGAACGGCCCTAGGCGCCAGCCACAAGTGGGTCCTGACCATCCAGAAGGGCGTGGATGGTACGGCGACGTTCACGACGGTTGGGACGCTCAATATTGATTCGGGCGCCTCGGACGTGAATCGCCAACTCGGCGTGGCAATCAACGCCCTGGTGAATGGTGGGACGGTCCATGCCGTAATCCGATTCCAGGCCACCAAGACTGGTACGCCAGGCTCACTGTTCGTGGGCGGCACGCTGCTGTACCGGATGGTCGGCTGATGGTCGCGACCTACGACGACGCCGGCGACACCTACGAGGACACCGACTTCCTGTGGGAGGGCCTTGATCCGGCGCTGGCCATGAGCGTCCTGATCGGCAACCGCAGCGCAGCGGAAGACCTGACCGCCGACGTGGACTGGGACACCTTCGTCGCCACTGACAACGGGACCAACGGTCGGAGCCTCGTCAACTTCCGGCTGAATCGCTCGCTGACCAGCCTGACCACCGTCACCGACCAGGCTCTCGTCAAGGTGGTGAACCACGCGCTCCATACCGAGTCGCACCGTGCCTTTGTCCGCTCCCGCAAGCCGGTCGGCAAGCCGATGTACGACGCCACCGACATTATCGCGGACGACATCGGCGGGCTGTTGGACGACACCTTTATCCCGATCGAGATCCGGCCCGGTGAAACGATGGTGGCGCGCATCACGGCGCTGTGGTTCTTTTATCGCCCCGACTTCCTGGATGACGCCCTGACATTCGTGGTCTCGATCGGCGGCACCCTGCCGGAGCAGACGTTCGCGGGCGTCACGCTGCGACAGGCCATCGAGGCCACCATCAGTCAAGCATCGTCCTCGGCGGACTACTACGTCGACGCCCTCGGTCGACTCCACATCTTCACGTCCGAGACCAACCCGGCGCCGTTCAACATCGACGCCGATGCGCCGACGGGTGGGGAAGTCGCGCCGGAAACGCTTGACATCGAGTACGAATCCAACAGCTACGCCAACGAGGTCTACATCCAGGGTGGCACGCCAGAAGGTTCTGGCTGGTTCAGCGACGTGGTTGCCATCGCTGCTGCGAGTGGGCTGGTCCGGCAGGCGGTGGTTCAAGCCCCGGACTGCACGACGGCTGCGATGGCGACCGCGCTATCGAACATGTACCTCGGGCGCGTGAAGTCCGGCGTCCCACGCGGTATGTTCAGGATCACCGACGTCGACGGCTGGCAGGCCGGCCAGAATGTGCTTGTCACCGATGCCGCCAAGGGTCTATCGGCGCAGAACTTCCGCATCCGCAAGGTGACGACGCGAGTGGTGCGGCCCGGCGCCACGCCAGCCCGTCGCTATGACGTGGAGTTCGGCGGCTCCTCGGCGGGCGGCTCACCGATGGGCTCCATCTCGGAGAACCTTGGCTCGGGCCAGCTGGTGTACGGCAACCTCGGGGGGCAGAGCAACGTCTACATCACCTCCGAGGGTGTCACTGTGACGGACAGTACCTGAGTTGTGGACCGCCGGAACTTCTTGCGCCGCCTGTTCGGTGGCATCCTTGGGATCGGAGTAGGGATCGTGGGGACCCGCGTTCAGCTCGGCAAGCTTCCGTCTGGCGACTATGGGCTGCGCGTCGTGGGGCCAGATGGGACGACGGTCATCATCGACGGTACAAGCGACATGTTTCGGATTGCCGCGACGGGTACTCTTACGACAGAGAGTTTTACTGGTCCCGGCAGCAGCGGTTTTGTGACGGTGGATATCTCAACGGGCTTCATTTATGCACCGTCCAGTCACTATTTCGTTGAAGGGTCGGCAGACGTTTCCTTCCCCTTGAGTCACTACCAACCTGGGACGAGTGGAGGACATGTTGACTATTGGTGGGAAGGTACTACGCAGATCGTCAACACGAATCAGACGCGGGCACGAGCGCGCACATCAACCTCCATCAGCCAAGTTATAAGTGCCTATGTCTATCGCTATTACATTCTGGAACAGGTCGGGTTATAGATGAGACCTTCAATGCTCATTGCCTACGGCGGGAATGGCGATATAGTGGCAACGCTCGATCACGTGGGCGCCCGCAATGAGAACGGAGAGGTCATCGGTCTCGTGGACTTCGCCGCCCAGGAAGCGGCTGGCGAACTGACCGATGTTTGGCGTGTCGAGAACGCCGCCGGCTCCGGCACCTGGCCCGAATGGCTAGGCAGCCGCGCTCACGATTTCAGCGTCGAGCGCGCCAACGGTCGGATCAGCGCCCTCGTTCACAAGGCCAGCGGGCATCGTCGGGAGCGCGACACCATCGAGGCTGCCATCGCCGAGCGGATCAGGGCTGCGAAGGAAGCCGGCGAGAAGGCGACGGATCTACGCGACCTGGTTGGTGGCCCGGATCGGCCGCTGCTGCTCGACGAGGAGGGGCGAACGAAGGAGCGCGAGCCGGGCCAGCGGACGACGCTGCCGATCATCGGACGGATACCGTGACCTACGGGTTTTGGGCGATATACCAGATGATGGCTATGGCAATGCCGAACCCGATGACGAATAGCCCCCGCGGGTCGAATGACCGGGGCTTTGGTTTCGCAGATGGTCCCTTCACCAACTGACCCTCCGTCCCGGTCAGCGCGTGGCAGTAATTGCAGTCATAACCCCTCCGGTTCCAGTCGAACCACTGCTTGAATAGAACGGCGCCGCAATTCGCGCATAGCGTCTGGCCTGTCATCTTCATCCTCCCCGCCCCGCCTAGCGCGGGGCCGCATCTTTGTGTCTGACGTGGTTCATCTCCACAGGCTCCTGCCCCAGCGGATCGAGCATGTAGCGCTCTATCGGATACACCGGGGGCTCTGGAACCGGCGGCGGGTTTCGGAATAGTTCTTCACTGACTCGTAGTGCTACGACCAACGCCTGCGTCTCGTAGAGATCCGGCAAGCCTCTACCACTGCGCCAGCGCGCCACCTTACGCGGGTCGACGCCCACCTGTTTTGCGAGCTGCCGTTCGGACATCCTCCGCGCTATGAGCGCCTGCTGTAGCGCGTAGCTGAATCGGTCGCGCCGTTCCGCTTCGCCAACCATGAGTATGAGGCTAGACCAGGGCAGACCCGACCACGCTACACGTTGATGCGACGGACCCACTTCCGCTGCATAGGCCGTCACTGCTCCATGCCGAGTGCTTGACATCGTGCGACCTAGTGTGCATCATGATGCCGATAATGCGCAATACACCTAACCGGACACATGCGCAGGCTCTGGTGACCCTACGCACCGGAAAGCCGGTCGAGGTGGTCCTCCGCGAACTGTACGTCGATCAGGGCCTCTCGCAGGCGGACATCGCCGAGCAGCTCGGAATCTCCCGCATGACGGTCGCTATGTGGCTCCGCGAGTTCTCGATCGATAAGCCTCCGGTCGTGGCATGAAGGAGCCAGCCATGAACGAAACAGGAGCTCGCGAATATTCGGAATCCCTCGGTCAGATCTTTGACGGTGGGTATCGTCAGGCAGCCTGGGCCGATAAGCAGAAGATCCCTAAGGCGCTCGGCCTGACCATGCGGGAATGGGTCTACCAATACCTCGGCGGCTACGTCCGCATGAGCGTCGAGCAGCGCACCGAAGCGATCAAGGAGCTGGCCAGCGAAGGTGCGACCACCTCAGGGATCGCCCGTATCCTCGGAGCGGACAAGAATACCGTCAAGGCAGCGCTCGGACAGGGCCCGCCAAAGCCCAGCGGATTTGGGAAGAGGGCGGACGCTCCCCCTTCCAACTGGCCGGAAGGTGAGGACGCTCCCCGCTCCGGGGAGGCCATCATTGATCTCGCCGCCGTGCAGAAGGCGGCTAGCAAGGCTGCTCAGGATGATCCGCTCGCAGCCCTCTACGGAATCATCAGCCGAGCCGGAACCCTGCGCGACTATTGGGACGACGGGTTCCTCGGAGAACTGGATGGGTCGGATGTTCGGCGCGTAGAGCAGCAGATTGAGGATGCCATTCGAGTCCTCAACCGGGTACTCGGCCTCATTGAGCAGCTGCGATCGGTGACCGTCTGATGGACATTCAGGAGGTCGCCCACCGCCTAGAGGATCCCATCCATTACGTCTGCGAAGAGGCAATCCTGGCCTTGGGCAACCCGACGATGGCCCAGCTCACGGGCTACGTCATGGGCCACCTACCTGACGACGCCCCCCGGTGGGCAGATCGCTACATTCGGAATGGGGTTCAGCACGAACTCAAGGCGACACTCAAGCGCCTCGGACGTATCTACCGAGACGGGCGGTACATGCGGGCAGCCGGTCTAACGATCCGCCAAGGCTGGGAGTATGTCGCGCACCTCGAAGAGAGTACGGCCCGCGACATCGCCCGAATCAGGAGTTGGAAGCGTGATCTTCGCCGAGCCGAGGTGATCGCCGGATCCGTCGATAGCATCATCCCCATTGGCGAACTGCTTGGCTGGGATGAGGACGCCGCATGAGCCGCGTCACTCGTCCCTCCGAACCCCCGACCCCCATGGACGTGCTGGCCGGCGGCGCCTACGTCGTGGCCGGGGTCGTCGCGATCCTCGTGTTCTTCTTCGCCTTCGCGCTCCTGATGAGCGCGGCGCTGGAGGCTGGTCGATGACCCCCCGCTACCAGGGCTCCGACGCCTGGCTGGCCGAGCGCAAGGGCGGCATCGGCGCGTCCGACGTGCCCATCCTGGTCCAGGGCTCGGCCGAGGCGTGGCGCGACCTGTTCATGGTCAAGCTCGGTCGCCTCCCGGACCCGCCGGCCACCGAGGCGATGGCCATCGGGAAGCGGCTCGAGGAGCTGATCGCGGCCCTCTACACCGAGCGTACCGGGCATCGGGTGCAGCGCGTCGACCGCGTCCTCCACCACCGCGAACATGACTTCATCCGGGCCAGCCTGGACCGCAAGCGGCGCGGCACCGTCATCGAGCTCAAGGCCCGCAGCTACCGATCTGACGAATGGGGTCGGGAAGGATCCGATCAGGTTCCCGACTCCCTCGCCTACCAGGTCAACCAGCAGATGCTCGTCGCCGGCGTTGACCGGGCCGACGTCGCGGTCCTGTTCAGCGGCCGCGAGCTGCGCGTATACGAGCTCGGTGCGGATGCTGGCGTCCAGGCCGAACTCATCGAGCTGGAGAGCCGCGCGTGGGCCTACATCCGCCGCCGCCAGATCCCGCCCTACCCGGGTGCAGTGCCCGTGCGTCCGATCCTGGCCGAGGGGGAGATCGAGGCCGATGCGGAGTTGGCCGCACGCATCGAGAACGTGTTCGTCGCCCGCCGACAGTTGGCCACGCAGAAAGAGGAGCTCGAGGGATACGAGGCCCAGCTGAAGGAGCTGATCGGGGAGTACGTCGGTGTCCAGTCCACCGGCCTCCACCTCAGCTACCGCCCGAACCGCGACACCACCAAGGTCGCGTGGGAGCTGGTCGCCAAGGCGTACCGGCAGCGCCTCCTGGAGCACCGGGAGACGCCCGCGTTCCTCGATGAGCTGGCCGGCTTCTTCACCACGAGCGAGCCCGGTAACCGCCCCCTACGCATCACCGCCAAGAAGCCATCGGAGGAGCTTATTCCGGTGGGGGGTCCAGTCTGATGCCTCCGGGTGTCTACCTCCGACCGCCACTGGAATGGCGCGTGTGGGTACGCGTCGATCGTAGTGCGGGCCCGTTTGGCTGCTGGCCTTGGAGCGGAGGTACCAATGGTCATGGATATGGCCAGATAAAAGCCGGCGGCGCGAAGGTGATGGCGCACCGCGTGGCTTACGAGCTGCTGATCGGGCCGATCCCGGCGGGCATGACCCTTGACCATCTATGCCGCAACCGACTCTGCGTGAATCCGGTTCATCTCGAGGCTGTCACCAACAGAGTGAACATCCTTCGAGGGACGAGCCCTGCGGCCATCCACGCTCGCAAGGTGGCTTGCCCGAACGGCCACCCCTACTCCGGGCGTGAACGGCGCGGGACGCGCATCTGCCATACGTGCATGGCGGCTCGGAAGCGCCGACGTAATCGTGAAAAGGAGCTCATCCATGTCCCCGCGTAGCGCTGCCCTGGCGCACCCCACCAGCCAGGAGGCCCTGCACCAGCTGGAGAAGGTGGTCATCGAGGGCAACCTCGCCACCCTGACCCCCGCCGAGCGGATCGGGTATTACGCCCGTGTCTGCGAGAGCGTCGGGATCAACCCCCTGACCAGGCCCTTCGAATATCTGACCCTCAACGGGCGCCTGATCCTGTACGCCCGCAAGGACGCCACCGATCAGCTCCGCAAGATCAACGGGATCAGCATCGACCGCCTGGACCGCGACGTCGCCGCGGACATGGCCACCGTGACCGCCTACGGCCACGACCGCACTGGGAGGACCGACTCATCCATCGGCGCCGTCCCGATCCGGGCCCTGGCTGGCGAGCAGCTGGCCAACGCGCTGATGAAAGCTGAAACGAAGGCCAAGCGGCGTCTGACCCTCAGCCTGGCCGGCCTCGGCTGGCTGGACGAGACCGAGGTGGCGACGGTCGAGGAGACGCCGGGCGAGACCATCGTCGTGTCCACCCGTGCGGAGGCCGTGGCTGCCCGAGCGGCAGCCCTGCCGACCATTGAACAGGCGGAGGGCCAGGAGCCGGCCGCGAACAGGTCTGGCCCTCCGCCGTCGTCCCAGGACACCGAGCTCGATGTGGACCAGGTCCCTTTTGAGTCAGGCCCCGTTTCGGGCGACCTTTGGCTGCGAAGGCTTCACGCCGTAGGCGCCGAGCGGGGCCTTGACCACACTGCCCTCCACGAGTTGGCAGTCGGCCGCTTCGGGGTCGATTCGCTGACGGCCTTGAGCGTCGTCCAGCGCGGGCAGCTGCTCGCCCACGTCGAGGCCATTGAACCGCCGTCGGATTCGGATACTCACCTCTCCGATCCGGCGGCGACTGAGCAGGTCGTCGAGCCCGGTGCCCGGGCAAAGACGGCCGAGGGGGGAGACGCTGGCGTCACATCCAGCGTCTCTCCCATTGATTCGCCGGTGGCGACGCCCGAGCAGGCATGGTCCGAAACCTCCCCTGCCATGACGGTCTCGCCACCGGCGGCTGCCATTGAATCGTCGGTGGAGCCGGATCTCGCTTCGAGCGAGGTCCCCGAGAACACGGGCCCGTCGGCTCCACCGGCGGCACCCTCGGTCGGCACGCCGCTGAGCATCCAGGCCTTCAGCATTTACGCCGCGGCCGCGCTCGGGATAACCGACATCGTCGGCTGGGAGCTGGCGGAACTCAACACCCCGGAACTCGAGCACGTCGTTAGCGCCATGGCCGTCGAGGACTACGACGCCTGGTTCAAGGCGGCCTCGCGGGAGCTGCGGGCCGTACTGCGGAACGGGCAGATGAGTCCCAGGCAGCGTCGCGACCGCACGTTCGCGGACGAGGCCCGGGAGCGGCTGTTCAAGGCGGCCGTGGGAGCGCCATGAACCTGATGGCTTGGGCCGTCGAGTGGCATAGCCGCAACCGGCTCGATGGCGATACGCGCCGCCTCCAATGGCACCCCGAAGCGGGTCCTGGTGAGTACCGACTATTCCGCACCCGGAGGGCGTGTCGCGCCTATATCGAGGAGCGATACGGTTACTTCCGTAGACCCGACCTTCGGGCCGAGCCGCATGGATGGCGGATACCGCGTGCGGTGCGCGTGATGGTCAACCAGCCGTGACCACCTGGCCGGGCACGCCAGATCTGCCCCTGATCGATCTCCTAGTCGTGATTCTTCCAAGGTCGCGCGCGGATGCGATGACCATCGACCGCCTGGCCCACGAGTGCCACGCGAGCCGGCGCGACGTCGAGGCGGCGCTGCAGTCCATGAGCGGATCGGGCCTCTATCCCGTCTGCGCATCCTCTCGGCCCCCCATGGGCATTTGGTGGGGGTCAGAGGCCGATGTCGCCGAGTACCTGGAGCGCCACGACGCGCGGATCCGCTCGATGCTGCAGCGCCGCCATGGGCTGCGACGCTGGCTGGCGGGACGGAAGGGGCAGCCGCTGACGCTGCCGTGGGCCGAGGAGGCCGCCTGATGGTCCTCCCCAAGACCTACCCACGCCCCAGCCAGGCCCCTCTCGGAGTCGGTTCCGGTGTGTGGGTCCACGATCAGTTACGCAAGCTCGAGGACATCCTCGAGCGTCTCCGGCTGGCCGAAATGAACCTAGCCCAGATGGATCAGCTGGAGCGTGCCCTCATGAAGGCGCACGAGGTGAACGTCGTGAAGGCGCGCCGGCGCCTGGAGGTGGAGGGCGAATGACTGGCCTCTGTATCGCTGTCTGCCCTCATTGCGGTGAGGAACTCGCAGTCGCCGCCCTGCCCGAGCCGGAGACACCGCAGGTCGCGGGATTCATGGTCGGGGATCACGGCGTAGTAACCGGCGCTACTGTCCTGCCCGAGCAGCCCGCGCTGGTGTCGGAATCGAAAGAGGGCATGACCTATGCCGGGCCGTGGCCGCCTCCCGCGTTGGACGTGGAGCGGCTGGCGGCGGCGCTACTTGTCACTCGTCTGCGAATCGGTTACCCAGATGAGGTTCTGCATGATATGGCAGAGGCCATCACCGCCGAGTACGCCCGCCTGACGAGCCAGACAGCGGAGGGATGGGGGAGTCGTGATCGATCAAAGGCGTGGGAGCCGGACCGATGACCAGCGAGGCCAACAGCAGCCCGCGCATTAAGGAGACAGCCGAGGAGTTCTGGCGGGACCGTTGCCAGGATTGCGCTCACACGGCCCATCCATTGTCGCCATGCGGCGAGATCGTGGGCGGTTTCTATGAGCCGGACTACTGCTCCTGCGCCGGTCAACTGCACGCGATGTGGGGCGAGATCAGTCGGTTGAGGGCAGCCGAAGCCGCCGAACCTGCCGTGGCGCTCCTGCGAGGGCTGCGAGTGGATGACCCCGATGGCAAGGGCTGTTGGTGTGTTCCACCCCACCCCGAGCCGGACCAGCATTGGCCGAACTGTGATGCCGCCCGCCGCTACCTGGAGGGGCTGGCATGACCGGCCGCGAGGAAATGCGCCTCTTCTTGAAGATGGTCGTTGGCACCTACCCAGTCGCGGCATTGGTCTGGCTGCTATTCAGTCGGGGCGATTGGGTCATGGCATTGGCCATTCCATTGATGGTGTGGGCGGGTGTCGGTATCGCCATGGCTTACATGAGCTTGTTCGTTCGTTGGATGGACCGATGACCATCTTCGCCGTCACCCTCGCCATCCCCGCCGACACCCCCGACGACGCCATCCGCGGCCTCCGCCGGCTGACCATCAACGAGCTGGCGGAACGCGCCCAGGTCGAGGAGGTCATCGGTGATCCGATCGGCATCTACAGCCTCACGCTGGCCCAGGTGCGGGAGCGGCTGGGGGTGGGGGTGTGACTCACCTCCGGCGTCTGTGGTGGTGGATCGAGGCAGGCTGGCGGTGCCCGTTCTGCAACCAGCGCTGGCGGCACTTGAGCTTCTGTCGGTGGCGGCTGTGAGCGCGTCTCTTAGCGCCCCGGGAGGCATGGACTGATGCCCAAGCTTCACGGCACACCTGGCCAGCGTTCGCTATGGCCGAGCATCGCGACTAGCGTTCCCCTGGCCCGCTGCAGCCTCGAGGCGCAATTGCTGTTCGAGCGGCTCATCAGCCAGGCGGATGACCAGGGCCGACTGCAGGGTGAGCCTGTCCTGGTGGCCGCGGCGTGCATGCCTCTGGTCCGCCGAGCCACCCCGAAAGCCATCGAGCGATGGATCGACGAGCTCCTTGAGGCCGAACTCGTCCTCTGGTACCAATCGCGACGCGAGTGGCTCATCCAGATTCGCAACTGGTGGGACCACCAGAGCGGTCAGCGGTGGATCTATCCGTCGCGCTGGCCTGCACCGCCGGAGTGGGAGGACCGTGCTCCGAAGACGCCTCAGCCGATCGAGGAAGCCATCTCTGCAGCGGCGTCACGCCGGAACCGCGCCGGAATCCTGCCGGAACCGCGCCGGAATCCTGCCGGCGTCACGCCGGATGTTGGAGTTGGAGTAGCCGGTGGAGTTGGAGTAGCCGGTGGAGTAAGCGGTGCCGGCAGCACGCCGGCACGCGAGCCGGTGATGCTCACCGACGACCAACGGGCGGACAGCATCCGGGGGAACCAAGAGCTGGTCGACAACCCCGATACGCCCGACGTTATCCGGAAGGTGGCGCAGCGGACGATTGAGCGACTCGAGGCGGCTCAGGGTGGTTCCTCTAACGGGGAGCCTGACCCCCTGGAGGCAGCGGTCGATGACGCCCTGATGCCGAGAGCTGGCACCGCCAAGCAGTACCAGGCCATGCGTGACCTGGCTGGCCAGCTGAGCGAATCGACCGTCATCGCTGTCCT